GATTGCCGTCGTCCATACCGGCACGCCGACGCCGCCCGTGAGCATTCCGGTCGGTGGCAGCGTGAGCGTGAGCCCGATAGGCAATGCCTCGCCGCCGTTCGGCCCGAGCACGTTGAGGTCGAGCGCGATATCGTTGGCCGAAATGCCTTTCCATTTCGACGTGAGCGTGACGACGCCGCCAGCTCCTACCGCCGTTACCGGCAGATCCGGCATCGCGGTGATTACGGCCGCGATGTTGGTCGCAACCGTGGCGATGGGATCGGCGGCGGCGACGCCGACCGAGACCTTTTGACCGGCGACGTAAAGCGCCAGCTCGCCCGCTTGCGTCGCTGGCGCGGTAATGGTGATCGTGCCGGTCGCGGCGACGCCCGCCGCCGCTTGCGCTATCGGCAGCAACAGGACCGGCGTCGACTTGTTGAGCAAAAAGAACGCCGCATACATTCGCGCCAGCGGTGAGCCGACCCCGGCGAGGTTGTTGGCGTCCGATACCGAGCCGCACGCAATCGGGACGTCGGGCGGCGCGATCCCGCTGGCGAGCTTGTAGTCGACGAGCAACGCGTACTTTTGCGAGGTCGGTGTGCCCGCTTGCGAGGGGTCGACCTCGATATAAATTAACGGCAGTTTCCAGCCTTGCGGAATGGAATTAAACGAGATCGGCATAGGTCGACTCCCTTAGTTGAAATGAAGCGGCCCGCTTTCGCGGGCCGGGTTTTCGATTAGCGTGGTTTTTTCTTTTTGCCGTCGTCGTCGGCGGCCGCCTCTTGAGCGGCGGCGACGTGGCGCGCCGGGCTTTCCTCGGGCTGATCGGCCCGCTGAAAATCCTCGCTGCCATCGGGCGGCACCTCGGTCACGTCGCCGTCGCGGATCAGCCGGAACGTGTATTGATCGGCGGTCCAATAGTTGCCCTCGGCCCGCAATGCGCCGTCAATCGGATGCGGCGGCACGCTTTCCCGGTTGGGCGTCACGAATACCTTTCCCGCTCTTGCTTCGACTGTCATTGGTTCCTCGCTTGTTGAGTGTGTTGATTTCGCCGGTCTGCATGTTCCACTCCATTTCGACGACAGGCGCGTCGGGATTCTGGATCGGGCGCGCGTCGACGTGGAACACGTTGAAGTCGTCGACGATGGTCGGTTTGAATATCGCGGTGCCGAGGTCGGCGGTCATGTCGAACTGCAATTCGAGGACCGGCGTCTCGTTGTCGAGCGCAACCGATCCATAGACGTGCATCCGTTCGCCGCGCGTGATCCCTTGCAACAGTTTGTTATTGAATCCGGTCAGCGTCGTGTCGCACAACAGGCCGTTCGTGATCTCGGCGAAAGCCGCATCGAGCGTCGTCTCGCCGTCCTCGCCCTCGTTGTCGATCACGACGACCGAAAAGCCGTAACGCGCCGAGTCCCGCAAGCGGATATCGCCCGCGTTCGGATCGCCCTCGGGCAGCAAAAGCTCGTTAATCAGATAGACGCCGCAATAGGGCAGTTCGGCGGGCTGCACGCGCAGCATCTTGTTTTTCGCGAACGTGAACCCGGCAAAGAACGGCATCGCCTTAACGCGGTCGTAGAGCGCGTCGCGCACGATCAGCGCCGGGGTTTGCGTCATTTTCGGATCACGCGCAGCGCCGGTTTCGCCGTCATCAATTTGCGGAGCGTCATTGTCGACTCGCCGCCGCCGTTGCGGCTGCCGTCGATGATCTCCCAATTGCCCGCATCGGGCAGACCGCCGTCGGCCGGAATGGCGACCTGATCGCCTTGCACGGGGAGCACCGCGAACTCGACCTCGCGCAAGTCGAGGATCGTGCGTTGCTCCGATATGATCGAGCCGTCGAGCGCAACCACGTCAATCGGAACGGTGTCGAATATGCCGCGCGCGGTATAGGCCGCTTGCCCGGCTTGGCTCACGACCGGCGTAACCACGATCACGCGGCCGAACGTGTCGAAGCAATGCAAGTAAACCTGATCGGAAAAGTTAACCGGCATTTAGCTGCCTCGGCTTGTGCGGATTCGGATCGCGCGGTAGCCGCTCGGCGCGACCACGCGGCGGCCCTTTTTCTTGCGGATTCGCTTGATCGTCGCGCCGCGCTGCGGCGTCTTGCCTTTGTTGAGGTGACGCTTGAGCCATACTTTCGCGTACGCGCGCGCTTTCTTGACCGTCGGTTGCATGAGGTAGCCGGGATCGGTCGAGCGCAGCGAGCGGATTTGGCAGCGGCATTTCGGATGATGCGGCAGCATCTTTTTTGCGTCGCCGTATCGGTACGGATTGTGTTGCACCATATCGATGCAAAATTTGCACACGTCGCCATCGTTGGCCGTTACGATCTTGACGAGATCGTTGTCGTCGTAGCGTTTTTTCCACGCGTACCGGACGTTCTTAAAGATCACCACCTCGTCGGGCTTGCGATGCTTAAAATGTTTATTGATATCGGTGTAAAGCGCCTCTTTGATCCATTGCTTGAGATCCCGCACACTCGGGTCGAGTGTGACGTGCAGCATATCCGTCAAGCCTCGTAGCGCGTGAAATGCGTCAACAGGTCGTGCGATGCGCGTTGCGCGGGCGAGCCGCCCGATCCTGCGCCGCCCATTGCGCGCGCCAGCAAGTTCGGATCGAAATAAATGATGCGGCTTTCCTTGTGTCCGATCATTCGAACGGTGGCGTCGCCGCGTAGGCTCGCATAGTACGCCTCGCGCATGAGGATCACGCACGCTTGCTTTAAGCCGGGCGGGGCCTCGTCGGGCAGATTGTAGCCGCCCGAATACGAGATCACGGTTTGCTCGGTGAACGCGCCGCCCGTGTTCGTTAGCTTACCCCATAGCGAATCAAGCAATAGGCCGTTCGGGTAAGTGAGCGCCGCGCTGCCGCTTGTGATCGAGGTTATGCCGGTGGAATCCTGCGGGACCGGAAAGCGCGCGAGGTAAAGCCGGTTAATGTCGACCGGCATTTCGGTGAACGTCTCGACGACCGTCTCATAACCGAATACGCGGTTGTTGCAGTAAGCGGCGACCTCGGCCGAAACGCGCGTAATGAGATCGGCGAGCATTGCGTCCTGCACGGTCGACGTAATGTTGAGTGCGAGTTTTAGCTCGTCGAGCGATATCAGGTCGATTGACGTGGCCGGGGTTACGACGACGACGTTGCGTTGCATCTAGCGCGCTTCCGCTTGGAATTGCTCAAACAACGCGCGCAGCGGGATCGGGGCCCCGAGCGTGCCGTCGCTCATAAGCGGAAACGCCTCGTAGGTTTTGGCGCGGATATCCCACTCGACGATGCGCGGGAATTCGCTCGTGACAATGCTCGGGATTTCGCCGCGCGGGCCGCGCTCGCCTTTCTCGCCGCGCTCGCCGCGCCGCGCCGTCGGGCCCGCTTTCCAGCCCGGCCCGGGACAAGGACCGGGGTCGTCGGCGCGCGCGACGAACCACGTCGCATTGAGCGTTACCACGTCGAGCGCGTGGTAGGTTTCGTTCATGTCGTAAGTGTCGCGGATTACGAATGAGCGTCCGTCGGATCCGTCGCGGCCGGGGCTGCCTCGCTCTCCGCGTTCGCCGTTGCTTCCGTCGGTGCCGTTGCTTCCGTCGCGGCCGGGCGCGCCCGCCTCGCCCGGGTCGCCTTTCTCGCCTTGGATCGAATCACCTTGCGGGCCTTTTTCGCCGGGCGGCCCCGGGTCGCCTTTGATCGCTTCGCCTTTTTCGCCTTTCTCACCGCGCTCGCCTTTCTCGCCATCGCGCAGCGACGTGAGCCGCTCGCGGACGCTTTGCTCTAGTTGCTGCAACCGCAATTCGTGTTGTGCCTCGCGCCGGTCCAGCTCGGCCAGTTTCTTTGCGAGCAACAGGTCGCGCTCGCGTTCGGCTTGCCCGGCCGCCGCCGCCAATTCCTCGGCGACAAGATCAGCCAGCGAGCCGATTCGTTCGATAGCTTGCTCGGACGTTGCGGCGGACTCGTGCTCGGTCTGCATCGGTTAAACCCTTTTTCTCGGGCGGCTTGGGCGGCGGCGGTGCTGGCGACGGCGGGGCCGCGCCCGGTGCCGGAGCGGCCGGAATGTTTGCGGCCGCCGATAGCGGCACGACCTGTTGCTGCACGCGCGGCTCGTCGCCGAATGGGACGGCTTTCAAGCCCTCAAGCTCGCGCGCCTCGTTCGGTGCGTAGATCCCACCGATCACGCCGCGCGCGAGGCCCTCGATTCGGTCCTTGAACGCCGAGCGCAACAGCGCCGCCGTGTCGAATTCGACGTACTCGTCGGGCTGCCCGTCGAGATCGAACAACAGGCCGAACGCTTCCTCGATATGATTGAGCGCAAAGCCCAAACCCGACGCGATCCACGACTGCATGAGGATTTCGGTCGAGCCGACCGGCGCGGTGCCGAGCCCGAGAATTTGCAACGGGATCCGAAACGCCAGCGCGATGTTGTCGTTGCTCAATTTCAAGATCTCGGCGGTCGCCGCGTCCTTGCTCGCAACCGCCCACGGTTGCACCTTGAGCCCGGCCGTGAGGATCGGCGTATTGCCTTGGTTCATGCCGCGCGCTTGCTCGTTCCAGCGGTCGCGCAGCGCGGCGACTTGATCCTTGTCGAGCACCATGTCGGTCGAGAGCACGGCCGAGGGCCGCGCCTCGTTGCGATAAAACGAGGTCTGTTGCTGCGCGATGGCGTTTACGACGCCGATATCGAAATACGTCGAAACCAGCGGCGACAAGCCGACCAGCGGCGTCGGGAAGCGCGTGCGCTCGGTGTGCAAGCGGATATGCAGCACGTCGCGCATGGGCACGATCAATTGCTCATTGAGCGAGTCGGCGAGACGCATCGCGATCACGTCATTGCCCGCGAGGTTATAAAAAATGTCGCCGTTGTAGGCGACGCGCGGGTAGCACAAGTCGGCGTTCATCAAATGCAGCTCGTCGATCTCGAATCGCGAGTTGCGCAGCGCCAGCGCGTAGGCGTTGCCGGTCATGTAAAGCTGGCGCGTGACGTTGAGCAAAAAGTCGGAAATGGTTTGATAATCATTCGGGCGGCGCAGCACGCGCGAGAGTGCCGAGTTGACCACGCGCTCGCGGCCGCCGTTGTCGTTGAGCCGCCATTGCGAACCCGGGCACATGGCGACGGTTTGCGAATAGGCCGAGACGCACGCCTCGACCATCGCCGATTGACCGCCCGAAACCGGCGTGTAGCCGAGCTGCCAAAAATTGTCGGGCACGCCAGCGGGCAGCCAGCCGCCCGTGACGGGCAGGTAGTACGGTCCCGGGCGGTAGTCGCCTTCGCCTTTGCCGACGATACCGCCCGCGACCCTTGTCAGGAAACCGCGAACGCTCACGCGCCCGCCTTGGTTTGATAGCCGGGCTTGGCGCTCTTGCCCGCTTCCATTTGCTTTGTGGTGTGCCCGTGCGCGTCGGGCGCGTGGGCGTTCGGATCCGGCCCGCTGCCGTCGTCGGCGTGCTCGGCGACGTGAACGCCCATTGCGGCGAGATCGTTTTCCTCTTGCGTCGGCGTTGGCGTGGTGCTCGCCGCCGCCTTTTCGCGTTCCTTGCTTGCTTTCTCGCGCGCGGTCTTGTCGTCGGCCAGTTTCTTTTTCGCGGCGGTTTCTTGTTCGGTATCGGTCATTTGCACAATCTCCAATGTGAGAACAAAAAAGAGCGGCCCGGTTTCCCGGGCCGCGTGTTTTCTACCAAGTGACGCCAGCGACCCAAGCGACGACGCCGGTACGCCGGAGCGTCCAGTTGATCGGCAAGATCAGCCGGAGCGCCAGCATATCGGTCTGGAACATCGACTTGGCCGGATACGCAACGACGGCGGGCGAGCCCGACGTGCTGATATCGGTCGGCGTCGTGTCCTCCATATGCAAGGTCGCCTGATCGCTGATCTCGAAGCGTGGTCCGTCGCCGGTCACGCTGACAAAATCGGCGGCGTCGACCGCGATCACGGTGCCGAGCGGCACGGTGCCGGAGTCGATGATCGGCCAGCCGCCGAGGCTGCCGCGTGAGATCTCGTCGCGGAACGGGAACACGCCCGCGCCCGGTGCCGCCACAAGGCCCGCGCTGTTGACCTGTTGCGGGTTCATGAGCCAGCAAGGATTTCGGACGTTGCCGAGGGTGCCGGTGAGCAACGCGCCCGAGAGCGCCTTGATATCGCCCGTGAGCGCGTTGAAACCGCCGCCCGCCGTCGGCGTCAAACCGCTGACGCCGTTGAGGATGCCAGCGGGCCGGATCGCGGTCGCCGGGTTGGTGTCGATCAGCACCGAGTCGAGCGAGATCGCGGTATCGGTCTGGATCGCGTCACGCAACAAGCCCTCGATGGCGGGGATCGAATGCTCGTCGATCTCCCGAGTCCACGTCGTAATGACCGCCATTTTTTTCGGCGTGAGGGTTTGCGAGGTGAACGCACCTTGACGCACGGGGATCGGCAGACCTTCACCGACGAACGAGCCCGAGATCGTGGGCGTGCGCGAGCGGGTCGGAATGATAATCTTGCCGTTGCGGCCGAACGTCAGCGAAAGCCCCATCGCCGAAAAGCGCGGATAGATCGCTTTCGGGTAGAGCGTTGCCATGAACTCGGTCACGACTTGCTGCACGAGTTCGGCAGCCCATCCGGCGACGGTCGTCATGGCGGCGGCGCTCGCCGCTTTCATTTGCCAATCGAGCACGGCTTTCGTCGGCTCGTCGTCGCCGTACACCGCACGGCGAATATCGTCGACCGGCTTGCGTTCGCGTTGCGCTACGATTTGCAGCGCCCCGGCCCGACACAAGAGATCGAGCGCGGAGAGCTTTTTCTGCGCGACGCTAAACGGGCGCGCCGACGAGATCGCCGTCGAGCCGTTGGCCTTGGCGGCGTGCGTCACGAGCGCACGGCTGCCGCCGTCGTCGCTTGACATGCCGAGGTGCTTTTCGGACTCGCGCAAGCTGGCGAGCGTGCGTTCGACCGTGACGATCTCGGTATTGAGCGTTTGCCGGGTTTCGAGATCGGCGTCGGTGACGTTGTTGTCGTCCGACTTTTCCAGATGAGCCGAGAGCTTGTCGCGGCTTTCGAGCAATCGTTGCTCCGCATCCTTGATGCGTTGAGCGAGCGTTGACATGGGTTTTCTCTTTCCATTACGGGAGGTTTCGGCTTGCTCGCCGTTACGCCGCACGCCGCGCTCGGTGTTTCTGACGGCGTGCTTGCCGAACACCATTTGCAACGTTGCGTCGGAGACGTTCAGAGTCTTGGCGACCGCGAGCGCGTTCGGGTTCGCCGGGATCGACACGAGCGACGTTTCGATCAGCTCTTGCTTGACGTATAGCTCGCCGGGCTCGGTCTTGGATTTCGCGCGCGATTCAATCGGCAAGAAACCGACCGAGACGGCGCGCAAGATCCCGGCCTCGACGAGCTTGCGGATCTCGTCGATCCGTTCGCTTGTGCCAGCCGGGGCGAGCTGCAAGTGTCCGCGTAGCGCGCCGTTCTCGACGTGCAGATCCTTCCAGCTCCCAATCGGGAAACTCGCGTTGTGGCCGAACAAGGCAATCGGGTTGCGCTTGAAATTGTCGAGCGCCCATCCGTCGGCGGCGATCACGTCGCCGTAGCGATCCGGCGTCTCGTCGCTCAATACAAAGTCGAGGCCGTCGGCCTTGTTGGTCGAGGCGTGCGTCTTGCGGATCAGCGCGCCGAGGCTGCGCTCGTCCCACATCATTTGACAAGTGTCGTCGTCGAGTTCGTCCGAGCAACGATCCATAAAGTCTTGATACGACTCGTCGTCGTCGGGAGGGTCAACGTCGGCCATGAGATCGCTCCAGATTGCGGGACGTGTTCAACTGACGCGCGAAAGTTTTTGCAGAAACAAATTTCGGCGCGAAAGCATGAATCACAATTATTTTCAAACGTGCGCGTTAGAGAATTTCCGGCAAACGTCGGCTAAGTCTTTGATTCTGTTTTTGCTACCCGCACGCGTAGGGCGTTCCGTCGTAAAATGTTTTTGTTAGGTCGAAACACAAAAAAGGAATCGGAGACATGCAAAACGAAAAACTAGCCGACGTCGAAACCAAGTTGCACCGCTGGCACACGCGCCTCACGCGCGCGAGCAACATGGTCACCAAGCTCGAAAAGCAACGTCGCCGTCTCTTGCTGAAACCTGTCGCCGTCGCGCCGAAACCAAAAGCCGAACCGGCAAAGACGACGCCGGTCGTCGACACGAACGCGGCCGATCTTGGGATCCCGCCGTTCTTGGATCGCAAGGATCCGCTGATCGCCGAGAGCATGACGGCCGCCCGCAAGGCGGCCGAGGCCGAGGCCCGCAAACGTATGCCGCTAACCGGACGCGCCGCGCTTGACGCCATCCGAGGCACGCGCAAAAAGGCAAAGGCGAACGCTTAGAGTCTGCCAAGCCTCGGGCGCTAACAATTACCCGCCGCCCCTATTTGGGCGGCGGTTTTATTTTGGCTTGGCCGCACACTCGCTGCGGTAAATTGCGGGCACGAGATAATTGCCGACCGGGTGCGAGGTGAACCCGGGATCGTCCGGCCCGGTCGCGACGGCAATCGTCGGGTCGCACGACGTTCGCCGGATCAGGTCGAACGCCATCGCCAGCGGCGGGATCACGACGAGCGGCACGGCGGCCGGGTTCGCCGCCACAACGGGCGGGCGCTTGTGGATCACGACGCGCGTACGCGCCGAGGCGTGCGAGGGGATCAGCACGAGCGCCGCAACGATAAGCGCGGCGAGCGTTCTCACGCTGTTGCCTTTCGCTTGCGGGCGAACGCACCGAGCAAGCCGAGCCCGCCGAGGAATAACCACGCCGCGCCGGGGAGCGGCGTCTCGGCTGCCGCCAATAGCGGCACGATATAGAAACTTTCCGCGCCGTCGGACGCGCCCGACCATGACGCATGAAAAAGCAAGAGGTCGCCCGCGCTGACGTTGGAAAGATCGAACCCGGTTATCAGGTAGTCGCCCTTGCCGTTGCCGTTGTTGATATCGGGCAACGCAATCGGGCCGTCGATATCAAAGATCACGCGTTGACCGGCTGGCAGCGAGAGGTCGATCAATTGGAATTGCTGCAAGGTTTCGCCGTTCATGGCGGTGTTGATATCAATCGCGACGCCGAACTTGAGCGAGACGTCGCCAGCACCTTGCAGAAACGCGTCGAGCAACGCCCCGGTATAGGGCAGCGCGTTCGCTTGCAGATCGCCGACGAGCACGCCGCCGCCGAGAATGTCGGTCGAGAACGTGTTGAACGACGTATCATTGCCGTGGTTTGAAAAATTGTTGTAACCAAAGTTTGCGGGCTGCCCCGGTGCCGTCGTGCCGCAAATGATACACGGGTTGCTCAACGATTGCGGAACGGGGTTCGGCAGCGCGCCGATAGTGAGATTGTTCACGCTGTCGGCGCGCGCGGGCAGCGCGACGAACAAGGCGGCGAGCGCCAGCGGCAATAGCAAAAATCTTTTCATGGGTTCCTCTATGGGGTTTCGATGGCGATGGCGAACTTGCATTGCTCGTCTTGCGCGACCGGGTGCGTGCGCGTGCCCGAGCGGAATTTTATGAACGCGATTGAGCGCGTCCAAATTTCACTGACGATGATCGCGGTGTCGGGCTCGGGCGCGATGGTGATTTCCTCGCCGTCGCTGTTGTAGAGGTCGTTGTAGAAATTGCCGTCGGTCGACACTTGGAACGTCAGATTTGCGTCGGTGAACTCTTGCGGCACGGTAATGCGAACGATCTTTCCGGCCGAGCAATCGACGCCATCGGAAAGCGATTCACCTTTGGCGATGGTCGGGCCGTCAACAATTGCGAGCGGCATAGCTGGACTCCATGTTTTGATAATTGACCCTCACGTCGCG